GTTGTCTCATGGCAGAAACTCCAGACGATCATCACGAAAAGGAAGGCATCTCAATGGCAGATGTCGTCAAGGCTCTTGTTCTGGCTTGGAGTGCTGCACTTCTCACCGCTTCATATCTGGGGATCTTCCCTCAGATGAAGATGGATAATACTTTCGTGGCCAGCCTGCTCACGGGGGCGATGGCGTCGTTCGGTATCGAGCGGAAGACCAATGGAAATGGCAATAAGAAGCCGACTATCGTTGACAACAAAGACACCAAAGCTGGCATCAAATGACCCGCGCATTTTTGGTATTGGGCATCACATTGGCAACCGCTTTGCCTGCTCGTGCTGATCTCACCCACCGCATTTCCAGCAGCGTGCAGTTAGATGTAGGCGCTGCCTCATCCCGTGCCATTCGCGTAGGCAACAGCTACAGCATCAGCGGGAACGGGATTGATACGTCAGTCACCTCAGGGGGATCAACCACTAGCGATGCGCTGGGCGGACTTGGTGCAGCAACTAACGGCGTCAACGCAATCACAATCCCAGACGCAACGCAAAAAACAGCTGGCAACTCGTTCAGCTTTGCGACCAGCTACACACAGGGCGACACCGTGCCCACGTCAGCCCCCACGGTTGGCGCTGTGCCCGCCTTTGGCGATGTCACAAGCACGGCCGCTGGTACCAACACTGGTTTGAGCGGTTCTGTGACCACGGCGGGGACCATCACAATCAGCCCAGGCGGTGCCAATACAAGTGCAATCGGCCAAGTGATTAGCGAGCTGACTACAAGGTGAAACGGCTGATCATTCTGCTGCTGCTGCCTTCTCCAGCAGTTGCGGTCCCGGTTATCCCAAACTTCAGCCAAGGGGTTGTCAGTAGCCACACGGAATCAAAGACGATCGTTAAAGAGTCGATTGTTTCTGAGAGCTATCGCACGGGCTTTGAGTACACAGTCAGCGGCTCAGGCGTTCAGCCAGCCAGCGGAGTTGTAAGCCCGTCAGCTAGTGCTACTGCTTTGAACCTGTCCTCTCGTACTAACTGGGTGCAAACAACGCCTGGCGCTGCTTTTCAATTTGCGGAAACATATCAAGGCCCTGGCCTAATTGAGAGGGTGAATATCGAGCGCGAGACCCTGATTGAAACAGTCGTAGACTCCACCAGCACGTTTAGCCAATGAGAGCGACAGCCTCTGCTCTGGTGCTCAGCCTGCTTTATACCGCTCCAGCGGCAGCACAAGTCAGTGCGACTGCATCCCCCGTCAGCAATAGCAGTGGCTCAGTCGTCAACCAGGCTGTTCAAATCACGCCGGGGCAGTACATGAAGCACAGCTATGGGTCACAAATTCAATGTGACTCAGCAACGCTAAATATCTCCCCCTTTGTGTCTTCTACGCATTCTTTTGGCAATCCAGATAATCAGTATTATCAAGAGCCTGTCTACGACAACAGTGACAACTTTGGCCTAATCGACCCAGAAACAGGGATTGACGGGCCAGATGGAATCCCAGATAACCCTGGCAAGGTCCTGTTTTACAAGCCGATGCGCACAGGCTATCGGCAGAACTACAGCAACAACTTTGGGATCACGGCCACCTTCTCAGTGCCGCTTGATTCCAGGCCGCTAAAAGCGTGCCTGAGAGCAGCGCGGTCCCAAAACCAGCTGTACGAACAAGCTTTGGCGGACAAGCGGCTCAACTACGAGATGGGCAGGCTTTCTGCCTGTGCAAAAGCACTGCGTGAGGGTTATGGCTTTGCCAAGACCTCACCGTTTTATTCCATCTGCGCTGATGTAGTCCTCAAACCCAAACCGGTAGAAGACCACACACACGAGATCACTTACCCAGAGCGCGCCTCAGATCGCGAATGGCTTGATTCCGGTGACGCTGAATTACCCGCCGCTGCTGTAAAGATTCCGGTTTTACCTTTCGGCCAAGCTTCTGATTGACTTTCTTCACTACCTTCTTTGTCAAAGGCTTTGCCAGCTTCTGCAGTAGTGACGCAATGGGCTTGGCGAAGATCGCCACAGTCGTTGCAAACGCAGCAGTCAATGCAACTGATGCTGTTGGCCCAGCGTCAGGCACATAGTTGTTGATGACCTGCCCGATCGGCACAGGATCCCAAAGCTTCACGCACTTGCCATTTTGCAGCTCATAACCAGCCAGCACCTTTGTCCCTAATTTGTTAAACGATCCGATTTCTTTCGCACCAAACGGTGGACACGGTGGATCCTTTGGCAAATTTGTGATGTCAGGCTTGTCACCTGGCGGAAGAGGGGACTGCACCTTGGCCGGAGTTGTCACCTCCGGCTTTTTTATGTCTGCTTTCGGTGGCTCTACCCAAGTGAAGTCACGCGGCCTGTAGTCCGGCGCTTCAAAAATCGGAACGGCTCCGGTGCACAAAGTCACGTTTCCGCGCGGGTCCTCCTCAAACGTTTCCGTTCCATTGCCAACAGCAATCCTTGCCCGCACACAGCCAGGCATATCAATAACTGGGAACCGCGTAGACGTAACTGGCGGCGCTGCTGGTAAAACAGGTGGTGGTATCGGCTGACCGACAGAGATCATTGGCACGCCGATTGCATTCACTCCAATCTCAGGAATTTCCGGCATGAAGTCAGAACGGTTCGTAGCAGGTCAGCTTTGGATTGAGAGAAACCGTAGAAGAGAAGGCCCGCCCATTGTTTACACCGTATTGTGCGGCAAATCAGCCAGGCCGTTTACAGATACAAAGGCCATCCTCAAATGGGTGAAATGGCCGAAAGGTACGCCTACAGGTGACGCGCTACGCGATTGGCTTACTTCGTTTGATCAGAAACAAGAGGCACCCGCGCCAGAACTGGACATGGCGCAGATCAAGGCGCAAGGGTTCGGGCCGGAAGCTCATGACCCAGATGACCCCGTGGCAGGGACAAAGATGATCACTTAGGCGTTGAACCTGTCGATGGCGCGGTTCAGATACCAAGCAGCCTTTTGCAGGTCTTGCATGGTGTTGCCTTTGTGCCATGCCCTGAGCAAATACTTGAGCGTCTGACCCACCAAATAGCCGGTGACAGCATCAGGCGCGCCAGCCACCACGTCTTCAATTACATCAATCGCTTCAACTCGACCTTTGGTGTAATGCGCTGGTGAGTTGACTTGATCGCTCATGGGAGCTTAAACGGCACAGCTGGGCCGGTGCTAGTCGGCAACTCTGGCATAGCCTCGTCAATCTTGCCAGGCATCATGTTGAACATGACCTTAGTCATCTCCAACGTCAGCTCGCTCATGTAATACTTCGTGAGCGATGGAATGCGGGTGTAGAGCAACACCGATCCAACAACCATGCCAGCACTCATGGTGAATGCTGCCGCAGACATTACGTTGAAAAGCTTTTGCATGGTAATTGCAGATAAAACAAAAGGCCCCCTCTCGGGAGCCCTTTGCCGACCTGTGTGAAGTCCTCTGAGTTATAGCTCAGAAGCTGTACTTAGCGCCAAGCTTCAAACCGTAGCCAGTGTCCGCATCGTCGAATTTAGCGGCAGAAACTTCGCCGTAGACACCAAAGGATTCAGACACAGATGCGCCAATCCCCATTTTCCCTGAGAAGCCCAGCTCAGCTTCGCCGCCATCAGGCTGAGCATAAGCAGGCCCTCCCTGGATATAGAAGCTGTCTTTTTCCCAGCCCACATGTCCCTCAAGAACCGATCCGGTGAAATCTGAACCAGACCAACCACCGTTGAACTCAGGATTTAGGTAAAGACCGTCGGCTTGAGCAGGAGATGCCAGCACAGCACTGCCAACGACGGCAGAACTCGCAATTAGAGCTTTGAGCATGGGAAAGAGGATTAGCGTTTTCCTTGGCCACGGTATCTCTTTTTGCCTCGTTTGGGACGGCTGTGCTTGCCAGCTCCCTGCGTGGTGCGTTTTGGTTTGCCAACGACAAAGGTATTTCCGCTAAGTGACTTCGCCATCAGTAACCGTCAGTTGACTGCAAGCTCTGATATTTAAGGGCCAACCCGGTGAACAAGCCATGCTGCGGATGGCTGATCATGTCGCGACCATCGAGGAAGAACAATTCTTCCAACCACAGGGTTCTTGCCGCCATGGCTTGCACATCAGATGCCCCTGGCTTTGAGGCGATCATTGGATCAGGGCGCTGCATCGGGAAGGCTTAATAAGCAATGTTTCCAAAAACACCCTAATTAACTCCATGTCACGTTTCCTGACCCTGCCGTAAATGTTGTTATTTTGTCGCTCCCGTCCGTTGTGGTTGTGCCAGTAAGTTCACCAGAATCAAAGCTAATAGTTTTGTCACTGGGATACCTGAGGATTACAACACCGGCATTTCCTGCCGCATCACTAGAACCGGCATTAGCGCCACCTCCAGCATTAGCCTGACCAGCCCCGCCAGAGCCATTCGTAATGTTGGCCCCATACGATCCAGTCCGGCCAGAACCGGCACCGCCACCAGCTCTTGTCACACTTGACCCAGTGATTGAAGACGCCAATCCATCGCCACCATTACCTCCGCCGCTGTTGCTGCCAGCGGCTCCAGTACCGCCAGCGCCACCACCGCCGCCAGCCCCATAAGTACCCGTCCCTACACAGTATTGCCCACCGTAAATTGAGCAAAGAGTGCCTCCCGTGTCCGACGTAGTTGTGCCGCCTGCGCTCCCACCATCACTGCCCTGATTAGAAGTTCCGGAACCATTGCTACCGGCTACTGGGGTGATCATCGGACTAATACCCCATTCATAAGAGCCGCCGCCGCCTGACCCTCCAGTGCTGCCATTACGCGTTCCGCCAGTATCCCCACCACCGGCTCCGCCGCCTGTTGCTGTATGAGTGAAACTCGTGCCGGATGAATCTGTTCCGCTAAACACTGAATTAGCGCCATTATTGCGACCAGCAGCACCACCCGCGCCAACTGTCACAGTGTAAGTATTAGCAGTTGTCAAAGTTGGCGCTGACAAACTGCTGGAATTGCCACCGCTTGCTTCACTACCGTATGAATTGATATAGCCACCGGCTCCTCCGCCGCCTGTCATGAAATACCCGGCATAAGCTTCAGAACCGCCACCTCCGCCAATAACTAGAAAATCTGCGTCAAATGTTGGCCCAGGTCCTCCCTGCTTGAAAAAACTGAAGCCACCACCAAAGCCAGCAAGACCAGCTAGCGGGCTTTCTTTTTTAAAGAAGTTGCTCAACATTTGTCACCCTCAGCTAGTCGCAGAGTAGTTAGCAATGACTGTAAATGTTGCAGATGCTGTTTTAATGATTGTGTAATTGTAAATATCAACACCGCTGGTGCCTCCGGCGCTGGGAGCCGATCCACCCACCCAGTTCTCAGTCACTGCCGCGCCATCAATGGTCAGCTGTGCTGAATAGCCTGCGGCTGCAGCTGTTGTAATGATCGTCACGGCGATTGATTCGCCATTAGCCATCACGGAGTTGAGGGACGTTGACGAGTCAACCCTGATGTTTGGCGTACTAGTGGTTGTTTCTGCGGTGGTAAACAGATGAACCATCCCATCGGCTAGGTCAATGTTCGTGTTGTCGCTTAGCTTGCCAGCCGTAACATTGGCCTTCTCAATTAACTCGGCATTGTTGAAGTGGATGCCGCCATTCGCCGTTACCTTGAAACGCTCAGTTCCAGCAGTTGCAATCGCAATCTGATCCGCAGCTGGCTGGAATAATCCGGTATTTACATCTCCGTTAAGGATCAACGCCGGGGTAGACGCTGAACCTGCCGTTAGATCAAGCGATTGATTGAAAGTCCAGCAGTCGGTTGAGTTGACCCAAGTGAGTGTCTTGTCAGAAGCGCCCTTCAATGTCAAGCCACCACCATCAGCAGTGGTGTCTGACGGAGTGGCAACACTGCCGATTTCGATGTTTTTGTCATCGACGCTAAGCGTCGTACTGTTCACCGTTGTTGTCGTTCCATCGACGGTGAGATTACCGCTGACTATTAAGTTCCCAGAAACCGTCCCACCTGCAAGCGGCAAGGCGTTTTCGGTCAAGTTATCGACAGTAACCGTTTTGGTGCTTGTCGTGATTGAATCGACTTTGAGGGTTCCGAAAGCCATGGTTTAGATGATTGCCCAGGTTGCCCCGGAAGGAACAGTTACGGTCACGCCCGCATCAATAGAAACGGGGCCAGCACTAAGAGCATTGTAGTTGCTGGTCAAGGTGTAATTCGTACCAATCACCCGCAAATTTTCTAGAACAGGGCCAGTCGCACCAGTGCTTGCGATGGTGACGCTGCCTCCACCGTTAGTAATTGTGATGCCAGTTCCACTCGTCAGCGTGGCTTTTGTAAGCGTGTTCCCTGTGCTGTTGCCAATCAACAGCTGTCCATCAGTGAAAGAGCTAGAGCCTGTGCCACCACGATCAACCGCAAGTGTTCCGCTAGTAATTGCTGATGCTGCAATAGCGATAGAAACATCAGCCGCAGTCGTTAAGCGGCCTTGTGCATCCACCGTGAACGTGCCGACTTGAGACGCTGAGCCATAACTAGCAGCAGTAACAGTTGTGTTTGCCAGCTTGTCTGCGGTAACAGCATCATCTGCGATGGAAGGAGTCGCAATCGGCGTGCCGTTCCAAATGCCAGTTGCAATCGTGCCAACGCTGGTCAGGCTCGAATTGACAACAGCACTGCCGAGTGTCGTGGCACTCAAAACAGAAGTTCCGGCAATCCTGAACTCTTTGCCGCTTGCGATGTTGACGTGCTCGGAGAAGTCCCAGCTGTCTGTGCTGTTAGTCCAAAGAATCGTGTGATCTGACGATCCTTTAAGTGTTATTCCTCCGCCGTCTGCTGTTGAGTCGGACGGGCTTGAAACGCTGCCAAGTTCAATGTTCTTATCGTCAACCGTCAACGTCGTGCTGTTGACCGTTGTGGTCGTGCCGTTGACCGTTAGGTTTCCGGCGATGGTGACGTTGCTATCAAACGTGCCAACACCAGTAACATCTAAAGTCCCTGCAATATCAATGTTTGTGTCGAGCTTGGCTGAGGTGATTGACCCGTCAGCAATTTCAGAAGTGCCAATGGTCCCTGAAGATGCCGCCGTGATCCGGCCCTGAGCATCGACGGTGATGTCAGCAGTTGTATAAGAGCCTGCCGTTACAGCAGTGTTTGCCAGCTTGTCTGCTGTTATGGCGTCGTTCGCGATGTCCGCCGTTGCAAGCGGATATGCGCTGACCTTAGTTCCGTCGATGTAGCCCAGAGAAGTCCAAGCAGTAGACCCATCCCCAACCTTGATATAGCCAGTGTCGGTCTCATACCCAATTTCACCGGCCAACAGCGTCGGGTTTTGAGTCGTCCAGTTAGCGGCTGTGTCCCGGCGTTGTTGCTGGAAAGCGTTTACGGTGAGCGTCATGCTGCTAGCCCTGCTGTGATGACTTGAGTACGTGCCGGTGTAGCAGAGGCACTGCCACCGTCGATATTGTAAGTTCTGCTTTCTGCTGCGCTTGCAGAACGACCATCAATAACAAGATCAGTGATGTCGATTGCATGGGTCTGGAGCTCAACGTCAACAGACCAACGGCCGACAATGCCATCAGAAATTGTTGGCGGCCCTGCATAGCGCCAGGCGAAAGAATCCAACAAACTTACTGGCGGCGTTGTGTATCCGTTCCAAACCTCAGCAGACAAAAAGAAAATATCAAACGTGCCCTGTCTGTCTATGTAGTGGTCCTTGATCAGGTTTAACTGAGTCTCAGTTAAATTTGTGAATCCAAGCGTCAACGTTTGCTGCGTTCGACGATTGCCGCGCCTAAAGCCTGTACTGACGCCCGATAAGCTCACTTGGCTTGACTGCGGCACGTCACCAGACGTGAACGTACGAACAGAGGGAACAAGTGCTGGGAAGGTCATGGCTAAATCGGGATTGTCACAAGTTCAATGCTGATGTTGTAACGCAAAGGCGCGGCAATGCTTACATCGAACGCCCCCGAATATCTCCATCGATAGTCTGATGCACTAACGGGCGGTGTTGTGTAGCCAGACCAGATAACGCTAGGCAAATCGAAGGCAATCAAGCTGCCTTGCTGACCATTGAAGTGATCAATAATCTGTTTGGCCTCTGATTCAGTTAAATACTCATAGCCTAACGTCAGCAGCTGTTGAACCCGATCAGCACCCTGCACAAATCGAACACCAACCCCGCTATCGCTGTCATGGAACAGCTGAGGCGTATTGCCAAGGCCAAAAACTCGGGTTGTTGGCTCTAGCGAAGGAAAATTAGCCATCAGACTGTTGTGAAGCTGCCATTAAGAACTTCGTCGCAAATTTCACTAACATTCGAACTATTCAAAGGAAAGTGAATTGCGGAGATTGAGGTGGTACCGTCTGACTCATGGCCCATTGCGGTGATTTGATAATAATCGATCTCCGTCCTGTTGTCCCCGACGCTGCTGATCCGCTGCCGCTGAACTTTAATCACGTCCAAGATTGACAAGGACGAAGTAACCAACGGCGTTTCAAACGTGATCGAATGCGTCGAATGCTTGCGCTTCGCTAATTCATACTTTGCATATAGGTCGGCGTGAGCAGAGCTGGTGCAGCAATCAGTCATGTCTATTTGCTCAACAGGAACATTGTTTGACACTGATGCAAACCTGACAGTCCTTGTTTGCTGCAGTCCGATCCTTTCCTTTTTGACTTCCCGGAAAGCAACTGAGATTTGAATATCGCGCCGGGATTCGGCCGGATCATATTGCTTTTGAAACGTCCCAGGCAGAATATTTGATTCATTGAACGTTGCGCTTGGGGTCAGGGCCGTGCCATCAATTTGATTGCCCGATGTAATAGGCAAGACCGGCTTGAACGCATACCGCCCATTCTCAGAAACGAATTCCAGCAGGAAAAACGGCGCCATCGTTGAGATGAAATCAATGATGTTCACTGATTGCTCAATGATGCCGTTGAACAAAGCGCCAACGTTCGTGTTGAAGGTCGCAAGAGCCTGAAGGTTGCTGGTGTCAATCGGGGACGCAATGTCAGCAGTCGCGCTATCTGAACGACCCATAACAGAGAACAAGTGCATCGCAAGATCGACAAACTGATTGCTTGCACCAGTAGTGCCAGGCGTGCCCGCGCTATACAAAGCAACCTTTACGCCTTGGTCTACATAAACAGAAAGCTGCCGCGTTGAAGTCTTGTACTCTCCTTGATCGTGGTTGCTTTCGTCATAGATGTTTCCCTGAATCTCTAAAAATGTGATGTCAGCGTAATCAGTAAAGTCAAACCCTGAGCCTGGGTTAGTTGGATCAGAAACAGGGCTTGCTGCATACTCAGCGACTTGCCCTCCAAGCGTTCCTGTCGTCGCAGGGTTAGAACTATTTGCTTGGTTGTTTACAGTGCCATTTGTCCATTTTTCATTGACCGGATTGCTCGTTCCGAAGCCCGCATAGACAGCGCTATTGGCAACTTTGGCAAACAGTTCACCTAACACGCCCCCGTTCAGAACAATGCCTCTATCAATCGTGCCAACAGCAAAACCCCCTTGCAATGTTCCCGCCCTGGGTCTTTTGTTAGTTACAAAGGTGTAGGAGGAAGGATCACTGATGCCCAGGCTGCTGAAGAAAGCAGCTGTAACATCTGTTCCGGTCACAGAATCCCAGGCTTGATAATTATCCCCGGTGTGCTCAATAACTGTGTTCGTGGTGTCTCCGCTGCCAATGGTCAAAAACGCGTTGTCCGTAAATGATGATTCAAAATCTCTGCCGTATTGAACGTAATTAGCCTTTTTGACCTCTCCTATGAAGTAGTTTGCGTTAGGATCGCAGAAAATTTTGCCGCTTGTGATCGGGCAACTACTTGGAGATGCCGCCATCGTAGAGGCTGAAGAATAGTATTTATTAATCGTCGCTACTGTTCCAGCCCTTGCCTGTATCTGATCCACGCCGACGTAAGTATTGGTGGCAACAGGAGTGCTGACGATCTCGCCTTGGCTTAAGGGATAAAGGAAGATGCCGACAAAGTTGTAAGAATTTTGTTTTGTAAGCGAAGGCTGCAGCCACACGCCGCCAACGCTTCCAACTCTTTTGCAAAAAACAATCGGCACAGTATCGCCAGCCGCTGCCGTTTTCTGCTCTTCCCCTTCAATCTTGATGACCCTAGGCTTTTTGCTGCTAGCTACTGCGTCATCACTGCGCTGAGCAATGTTGACAAGTTTTGAGGCAGTTTGCTGACGCTTGCGCCGTCGCGCTTTTATCCTTGCACGCTGAGCAAGAGCTTTGTTCCTCTGAATTTGCTTGAGGACGTGCTTGGATAGCTTGGTTTTGCCTCTTCTAGCAGGACCGGAAGTCATATGTTCAACGGGCCATACTCATTGACAATAATAGCCAACTCCATTGGGGTCACACCAAAGTACCCGCCGTGAACCTCAATCACGGCTGAATCTCCGCTCAATAATTCATTGTTGCTGTCAAGATACGCATAAGCACCATTATTAACTGTAAGGCTGCAACCCTCACGAGTTACGCCATCAGCGCAGACGACACGGAAGTTGTAGCCAAAAATATCTTCAATCATGGAACGTGCGGGCGGGTTTTGTTTAGCATGTTTGCCGTTATCTTACGAGTAGGAACCTGCGGGGCTGTTTTGTCGATAGACGGATTAACAGTCCAAGAAACAGTAGTATCATCGATTTCAGCTTCTTGAAGACTGCCAATGTAACGACTAACCCTTACTGCGCTTGATGGATCGAAGGCGTCACTGCCTGCAGTTTGCACATACAGGCTCGCGATGACTAAATTGTCTGCCGCCATTGCATCGTCCGTGATGTCAATAATCTCAGCTGTTGCCGCTAAATTGATTTTAAGATCGTTAATGCTTGAGGCGTCTGTTGAACCAAACCCGTTGGCATCAAATGCCAAGTAATAGTAAGTCGAGTTTGACGCTGAGTCTGCGGAGCCTAGCGTCTGGCCTTCTTGGTAAAAATTTTGCCAATGCTTAGTAGGTGTGCGCACCCCTCCACTAACAACGCTTGCGCGGTCAGAGTAATACTCAAGGAAGCAAAGAATATCGTAATTAGTAGCCATTAAATGCCCATCCCCGCACGAATCATTCCATCTTGTTGGATCAACTGCAGTGTCTGCTCAACCCCCGCCTGCACTGCTGCTGACATGTCCTGAGCGGTCACAAAATTCTGACCATTCATTTGAGTGACTGGACCCGTCTGAATGTTGACACTGGCCGATGGTGCTACAAAACCACCTTCTGCAAAGCGAGGAATGGCACCAGGGCCGCGCACGCCGTTCATTATGTTTTGGGCGAAACCCATAGCCTTGCGTGCAGGCACGATGTATTCAGGCCCAGCCTCACCGACAAGACCTAAGGTAGGGCCAGTGACCATGCCACCCTTCGCAAACTGCGGGATACTAGGAGACGGCAGAAAAGGAATTTGAGGCAGACCCAACTTGGAGAGCGCAGAATTTGCGCCTCGAATAAGGTTGTTAATGGCATCAACAACAGAACGAACCGCGTTGCCAACAGCGTTCAAAACGCCATTAACAATGCCCTTAACCATGTCTGCAGCAGCCTCAAAAGGTGCCCTCAAGGCTGAACCTATTTGACTCAACGTGTCAACCAAGCCATCATAGACAGCCTTACCGCCTTGAATAACTGGTTGCACAAACACTGAGTTGAAAGCTTCTGCAGCTCCTTTAATTGTGTCTCCAATCGCTCCAAAGGCTTGGCCTATTTCTTTTCTGAATTTAAAAATTGCAACGCCAGCTGCAACAGCAAGAGCAACCCATCCAACAGGGCCTGTGAACACAGTGCCAAGAACAACACCCAAGCCCTTTAACGCACCCACTACAGGGCCGATGGCAGTCACAAGACCGCCTAACAATGGGGCAAGTGTTGTAGCTGCAGAGACGATTGGAGCAAAAACTAAGCCAACTGCTGCGATGCCGCCGATGGCTGCGATGACGGCTCGAACAGGGCCAGGCAGCGCATTAAACGCTGAAACTGCAGCCGTAATACCATCGACTAATTTTTCTAAAAATGGCAAGAGCGCCTCAGTGATTTTTATTCCAAGCTGGCCCAGCTTTTCACTCATCGTAGTGAGCTTGTCATTGAATCCTGCTGCTTTGTCCGCAAAATCTTGAGTCAAAGCAGTGCTCATCCCACGGACTGCATCGCCGCCCATGTTCAGCATTGGGATCAGCTCAGAGCCAAGACGTTGCCCAAAAATTTTAGATGCCAGCGCGGCTTTCTCTGTGCCGTCAGGCATTTGCTGGAACTTATCGGCCAGGTCAAGCATGACTTGATCAGTCTCTCGGACGTTGCCATTTGCATCGGTCAACGAGATGCCAAGCCGTGTAAATGCTTCTGCTGCAGGGCCAGTCCCTTTCACAACTGCATCATCAATCCCCTTCGCCAAGTTCGGAAATGCCTTTTCAAGACTCTGAATGCTTGTATCGCTCAGCTCAGCAGCTTGCCTGAACTTGTCGAGCATTGGGGCAGCAACACCAGTCCGCTGCGACAGCTTCGACATTGAATCGGCAGAGTCGAGACTCTTTTTTGCAAACCCTGCGATTGCACCAACACCAAGAACAGGCAAAACATTCCGCAGTGCTGTAAGAGCGCCACCGGCCGCAATCTTCAAACGACCCATTGCGCCTTGCGCTTTGTTTGTCTGCGTCGTTAATCCGCCAAGCCCTTTCGTTAATCCGCCAATCTGATTTTGACCAACGACCTTCGCCTGAATAGTCAGCGCGGTGGTCATGTCCATAGCCATGGCTATTTCTCGCGCTGATTTAAGGTCTCCACCACTGTAGCTTCGATGATCTGCAAATCATCGAGCATCTGACGTGGCTCTCTAACGCCATACAGATCAAACACCCAACGCACTGCGTTGTAGTCAAGCCCGACAATTCCAGAAAAGCCAACACGCCATTGAGTCTGCAGCCTCAAAAACATGCAAACAGCAGGCCATGCAGCAGGAATCACCTCAAAATCCTCAACGCGCTTTTTGTCTGGCATCTCAAGGCCAAACAACTTGGCGTCTTCTGCCGTGTCGTCGATCTCTACGCCGCCAGCCCAATACTTAGCGGCGCCTATCAGTTTCCCCGCTTCTCCTCCACAAGAGAGTTGAAAAAAGCCTCAATCAACGTGCCCGCCATCATTGGCAGCTCTAGCAGCTGTTCCTTTGTGCGGCGCGTGTAAGGGATTGGCTCACCGTC